TTTCCGAACTGCTAATGGCGGTTATTGGTACGAAGCGACTGTAGACGATGGAACAGAGGTAGCCTTTGAAACTACAACAATGATGAGTCCGCATAGTAGATTTTTCGATAGGATATTTTTATCTGGTGGACAATCAACCATCGACAGAAATTCTCTGATGCCAAGTCACAGAATAGCGGTCCGCACTGTGTCCGATGGCACAGGAATAAAAACTGACGATGAATGGAAGACCATATGGCTTGGTGGCGATTACGGACCAAGAAGCTATACAACGATTTATACCGAAGATCAATTCGAATATACAAACTTTAATTATGCTAAGCCGTACGATCAGCTGCAGGCGACGTTACTGACCACCGCATACGATCCGTCAGCAATACAAATATCTTATGATTATAGAAACTATTTGATGGAATACGAAAACTATCAAAATAGCCAAACTAACATGTCCGAGTTGCTTTTACCGAATTATTACATAATGGCCGACATGACTCGTTGGGATCTTGAGGCGAGTGAGGAACCGCTAGACCTATACCCACCAGAAATGTTAGAATATCTTTCTCGTCACGATAACACTGCATTTTCGTTAAATCAGTTCTTAGAGCCCGATCCCGCAAAGCTGCCAGAGGTGCCGGATTGGTCTGTACGTACTGAATTAACCGTCAAGAACAACAGATTGGCGATTGAATACCTGACATCATCTTACGTACAACATTCATTGTCTGCAAGTGCTCAAAGTTGGGCCACGACTAAGATGAAGAACATGCTATTTGATGCTGACGCAATGAAAAGAGTCCGCGCCGACAGCGAGTACACGCCATCCCTTAGCGGCCGACTCCCGTACAACATGAAAATCAATTTTACTACTGAATATTCCGATACTTTCACCAAGGCGATAGTTGATAATGAATATGACTCAGAGTTTATAAAGTCTATTTATCAAATCTTTTCGGATAAATCGGAGAACATACAACCAGCGCGGAAAGACTATAACAAGTCTTCTACGTACTATACGGCCTCTGTTAGTGATGGCTCAGTAGGTCATGTTGCCGCAATAGAGACCACAACCTATCGAGAAGTTGACTATCTCCAAATGCTAGTAAACTCGCATAATACATATACAGATACCGATGAGGACTACATGTTTGTTGGCCCTCGCAACATCCAAAGAGAGGCAGCCTCGACTGATTCGAAGGAATATCGGTATGTAAAGACACAGCCGCCTCTTGCGTTGATTGGCAACTTGCTGGATTATATTAGAGAGAACCCGGACGAGACGACCGTTACCATGTGGGCTGATTTGTATTCGGATATGCTAAGGCATACCGAAACCGTTGCCTATAGGGTTGAAAAAATTGGTGGGCCTGCATCTGGTGACTCAAATACGCAGTCAGCATTACAAAATTATTGGTTTATAAACAGCCGCCCAGACCCAGATTCAGATCCGCGAGATGCGATGCCATTTAATTTTATAGATTCTCAAGTTAAATACGGCCAAGAGTACACATACAAAGTTTACGCATATATCCTTAACGTGGGCATTCGCTATAATTTTACAGACTTGGTATTATCGCGCCAAATTGGATGCGAAAACGAGGATGCAGACAAAGAAGGTTTAGAATTTTATGATCCACTAACAGGAGAGCGAGTGAATCGACTGTTGTTGGACGATACAACGACATATCCAACCAGCTTCTCTTCGTTAGAAGGAACGTTTCTTACGGAGGCTAACGTGTTTTCCTCCTATCCTTATGCAGCAGATTTTTACTTAAACTATGAGCCGCAAGTTAAGATTATTGAGGTGCCACTTTATGCGAAGACGCTTAAAATCTTAGACAATCCGGTCAATGAGCCAGTGATAACGCCATATGGAATTGATTCATCTGCTAATGAGATTGGGTTTCAATTCATTCATGGTACTTATGCCTCACGACCTTATCCCACTCCGGTTACCGACGCAGACTCAACCTATAAAGATGACTATTTGCACGCAAACGATTTATCAATTTCTATGGATATTCCCAATGCTTCTGTTACAAATACGACAGAGATATTAATATATCGCAGTACCGTACGGCCACAGTCGATATCTGATATGCAATACTCAGCTTATGACACTATCGACTTGAGAATGCCACAACAAAAGTATTCCACATTTGGCTCCGCCACGTATAATGACAAAGTGGCGCCTAATAAAAAGTATTACTACTTATTTAAGAGTGTAAATGAGCACGACACACAAGCTCATCTTTCACCGGTTTATGAGGCTCAAGTGGTAAACGATGGCGGTTACGCATATGCCATCTTTAATACTATTCTCGAATCGGAACTTGAGGAGAAAGTCTACACTAATCCTACAAAGCATTTTAAAAACCTGATACAATTACAACCGAACTTAAGTCAAATGCAACTAAATACAGATGACGCAGATTTTAGCAATAGTGCTGCCTCGGAGATGGACAATGTAAGTATTGGCTCTGCAGCCGATTCTATATGGGACAAGACATTCAAGATCCGCCTGACTTCTAAAAAGACAGGCAAAAAAATCGATTTTAACATTACTTATAATTTGAGAAGCGAATAAGCAAAACCATAACTATTTATACAAAGAGAGGAAGATAAATGGCATTTTTAGATAACTCTGGCGACATCATCTTGGACGCCGTACTCACAGATACTGGCCGCAGAAAGATGGCTAACGGGACATTTCGTATTTCAAAATTTGCATTGGGCGATGATGAGATCGACTACAGTCTTTATAACAAAAACCACCCATCTGGGTCGGCATATTATGATTTAGAGATTCTACAAACTCCTATTTTCGAGGCCACCACGCAAACACATGCCGGTATCAATTACGGCTTGCTGGCCACAACTGCGACTGATTTGTTGTATTTGCCAACTTTCCACGTAAATGCTTTGAGCATCATGCAGGACAAGGGCGCCATTACGGGCTCCAGCAGTGGCATGTATTATGTCAGAGATAGTTCAAATGACACAACCGACAATACAATCCTCAAAATTTTGGACGGCGCAAACTTACAGTCAATGGCTGGTACGACGGCTGCATCAAAATTTGTTCTTGTGGAATCTGGCCTAAACACAGGCTGGGATGCAGTGCCGGTTGGCTCTGAAGCAAATAGGAGCACATATTTAGTTGCTAATGATCTAATTGATTCTGGCGTTTATGTTTTTTACGACAATCGATTCATTAGTGGAATTATGGGCTTTGGTACGGGGACGAAATTCGCAGCACAAGGAACGACCGACTCTATGAAACTTAGCTCACTTGCTGAGGGTTCAACTAGTACAATAACCACAGGGTTGGACAACTACAGCGCTGTTACGGTTGCTGCGATTGCCAATAAGGTGTATCGCTCAGCTAGCCCAAACACAGAGCAAGACTATTCTGTGATCGCCGGCCCGAGAGCAACTGCTATGGCTATTTCGCCGATTATCAAAAGTGGACTTGACGCTGAATACGCACGCTATGGGACGCTCAATCACACCATCGGCGGCAAAACAACGCGATATATTGATACCACCATTTATTTGCAGGGTGTGCTCACGCCGGGAACCCTACAGATCCCAATTAGAATTATTAGGCGTGGATAGAGAATAACGGAGAAATTAAATGGCTATTACTGCTTTCGAATTATTTGGCGATGGAGATGTGACGACAACCAGAACACTGCTCCATGAGTCAATCCCCCTGACGGGAACCATTGTCAGTGGCACGTATGGATCGTGGCTGAGTGAAGAAAACATCAAGAACTATTCCCATGGAATGTTTCAGAGTGTCTATGATTATCCTTATCTAAGCTCGTCTGCAAACCACATCTTTGATATTACAGTTGGATATGATGAATCGTCAGCCTTGTCTGGCACCGCAAACAGAGTACAACAGGCAAAGAAGATCAACATGTACAATCAGTTCTCGCAAGTGTTACTGGGATATACAGGTTCCAATAACAGAGTGCGGATGTTTGAATTGGATCTTGGGTTGGATGAGACCGGTTCGTGGGGCGGAAGCCGCACTACAGTCTGCAGCGACGGTGTATTTTTAAACTTCTCTCGTTTGGTTACCAAAGATCAAATTAAGAAAGGAACGTTTAGCATCACTGTTGGCTATGGGCCTTTTGCTAGCCCGTTCACTAATTCGCAAAGAGTTCTGACAGATAGTCAGACGACTTCCAACAGTGGCTCTGCGGAGACGCTTGGTGGTGATTATGGCGTCCTTTATGACACTTCGTCCGCCCCACGTGGTCTCGTATTTTACGAGTCTGGTATTGTTCTTCTGAGTGGTTCAGCGTTTAAAACTAGCAATGCCTCCAGTTCCGTTGGCTTCTTTAAACACCCTACGCTGGGCTTTCAGACGTATGAACAGGCAATGACCGGCTCGTCAATCTCCGGCGCATGCGATGCTGTCCGACACCGCGTTGCCAACATCTCCTTCAACAATACCACAGAGATTAACTCTACAATTTACTTCTGTCGCGTCCCGCACAATAAATATAATCACAGTAGCAACCCGACATATCTGTCTTCGAGTACGATCCGAGTCAAGAACGTTGCCTCTGACCAGCCTATCTCTTACATCACAACTATCGGCTTGTATGGCGCTGATTCAAGTCAGCTGTTGGCAGTCGCAAAGCTGTCAGAGCCGCTTAGGAAGGATCCGACTAACGAGCTTACGTTGAGAGTTAGATTGGATTACTAAAAATGTCGCTCAAGGAATTTGGCGAAAACGATGTTGTTGTCAACACGATGGTTACCAACCCGCGTTGCCAATTCTTTATCTACAATGGTAGTATATATTACAACAATCAGCCGGCCCAATCAGGCGCGTTTGCTTCGAATGTAAAAAACACGCCTTCTGGCTTTGTTAGTTTATACGAAATAAACATTGATCGCCATGCTGACAGAAACCCTCTGATTTATCCCTTTGTCACGAAGCAAAGCTCAGGCACAAACTGGAGAACAGTAAGCACAACGGCATACTCGACCGAGTTTGCCTATGGCGACGTGATGACATCAAGTTATCCGATGTCAGCCTCAATTACCAGAGAGTTGATGGTCAACGCTGGCACGCGCAGCATGGACATCAATCCAGACACCGGCGAATACTTCGCCGGCGCACCAGTTTATCGACACTTCTACGCGCTAAAAAACACACTTAACTATTACGGCACAAAAAGCGAACATTATAAGGTGTCGTCTTCATATGGAGACAAGAGCAACCAGACCATTAACCTCATATCTATCCCATCCATCTTCTATGGGCAAAATATAAAGCCGGGAAGTATTTCGATGAAGTGGTATGTTTCGGGGACTCTTGCTGGCGAACTGCAGGACACGAAGCGCAATGGGGAACTGATCGAGGTTACCGGCTCTAGTACTGGCTCTGTTGCGGGTGTTGTGCTTTACAATGAAGGCTTTGTGTTGCTGACCGGCTCATGGAACCTATCTGCCGCCTCAATTCCGCTTGTGTCTGGAAGCGCTTCTGGCAAAAAACCATCATGGATTTACTGGGGAGCCGGCGCCCAAGACGGTGTTTCGGTGGCGTCAACGGCTGCGGGAAATGCATCTGCTTCGTTTGACTTCTCATTCCAAGGTGTTAACGATGTGCAAGTTGTAACCATGTTCGCTCACGCGCGCAAAGGAGAAGTCAATTACTCCAACAACCCCACATTCTTAACTTATGGTGAGGACCAAACAGAACAAACTAGTTCGTACATCTATGAAGAAAATCCCAAGAGAACGATTCACAACACAGTTAGTTCTAGCTATCGAGACTATAATGCGCCTTTCAAGCGGCAGGTGTATATTTCCAGAGTGGCCGTGTATGACGAAAACAAGAACTTGATTGGTATTGCAACGTTGGCTAATCCAATCCTGAAGAAAGAAGATCAAGATATTTCGTTTAAAATAAAGCTTGACATATAGTAAGATAGTAATATGATTCTAGGGTTAGATATATCGACAAGCATCACTGGCGTTGCCGTGGTGTCTGACGGAGAAATATTATACTATGATTCTATTGACTTGCGGAAACACAAAGACGTTTTTGCAAAAGCGATAGAGATGAAAGAAAAGATCATGGACCTCTTTGAGATGTATCAGTGTGACAATGAATCGTTCATCGGCGATTCAAAGTTCCCAATTGAACATATTTTCATTGAGCAGCCGTTTGCGTTCTTTAATTCAGGTGGCTCATCAGCTAAAACTATGGCTGCACTACAAAAGTTTAATGGCATTGTGTCGTGGATGATTTACGAGCTATTCGAGATTAAGCCACAATATGTTGGAGCCACACAAGCCCGCAAGCTCTGCGGCATAAAGGTCCCCAGAGGACAGAAGGCGAAGCAGGTAGTGCTGCAGCACTTACTTGAAACTGAAAAGGCTTTTAGTGTGGAATATACTCGCCATGGTAACCCAAAGCCCGAATCCTATGATCGTGCTGACGCAATTATTATTGCGAAGGCTGGTTGTGAAATAATCAAAAATCAAAATTAGTCAATATTTAGGATAAGGAGCACAAATACCGATGAGCTTTTTACTCTTCTGCATGGGCATTTTATACGCCAATGCCGTAGAATATGTTGTCCATCGATACTTGTTCCACGGATTAGGCAGGAAAAAAGGCAGCATCTTTTCCTTCCACCTGCGTGAGCATCATACCACGGCCCGCCGTAATGGGTTCGAAGATCGGAAAGTGTCGGCAAATGAAGCGATTGGCTTGCCAGTGTTGATAGCCACCCATTTGCCGCTAAGTGTGATAGCGCCAACATTCTTTAGTGCATTGGTTGTGTATGCTGTAGCGTTTGGGGTACTCCACAACTACCAGCACAGACATCCAGAATTCACAAAGAAGTACTTCCCTTGGCATTGGGATCATCACATGGGCAACCCAAATAAGAGTTGGGGGGTGGTATTGCCCATCATGGACTGGCTTACAGGAACTTTAGAAAAACCATTTGACTCGCAAGAGTGATCGTGCTATATTGTAGTACGAGGATAAAAATGGATCGAACCGAAGCTAGAAGGATTTTAAATGAAGTTATTGGATACAGCAGAAACTCTGGATCGGAGCTTCTTTACAAGTGTCCGTCGTGCAATCACCACAAAAATAAGCTCTCTGTTAATTTGGACAAAAATGCTTTTAAATGTTGGGTTTGTGATTATCGCGGTCGTAATATTAGGCGTCTTGTTAGACGTTTTGGTACGAATTCACAATTACAGAAATGGGACCAGATTACAAACCGGGTTGATCTTGAGAGATTCGCTGATCTTTTTATGGAACCGATCACTGAAGAAGACTATCCACGAGTCGAATTCCCGGGGCAATTCATAAGTCTCACAGCAAAGAATTTGCCGGCAACGGCCAAGTTTGCTTATCGCTATCTGCGAGAGCGCGGCTTGACTGATGTCGACATTCTACGCTGGAAGATAGGCTATTGTTTTGAGGGGGAGTATCGCAACCGTGTGGTTATCCCCTCTTTTGATGATGAAGGTGCCGTGAACTACTTCATTGCTCGCTCGTATAACGGAGACTCATATAAATATAAAAACCCGAGAGCGTCCAAGAATGTTGTATTCAATGAGCTTTTCACAGATTGGAACGCCGATCTAGTTTTGGTGGAGGGGGTCTTTGATGCCATCGTGGCCGGCAATGCAGTCCCTATTTTGGGGTCCACCCTACGAAGAGACTCAAGACTAGTGCGCAAAATTGTATATAATGACACGCCTGTATATCTTGCGCTTGATCCTGACGCAGCAGACAAGGAGCGCCGAATCATTAAGATGCTGCAGCAATATGATATCGAGCTTTACAAGATTGATGTGCGCGGCTACGAGGACGTTGGCTCCATGCCGAGAGGAGTGTTTGAAGAGAGAAAGAATAACGCATCCTTTATCGATGCAGACAACTATTTACTGTTGAATTTGTTGTCAGCAATATGAGGATTCGTGATGAGATTAAGTGAGCAACGCCTTAAGGAGGTTATCTTTGAGGAGGCATACGGCCGCATTTTAGATGATTTGATAGTTGAGGAACTTTTCCGCGTTCTGCTTGAGCAAGATGATGAGATAGACGAAGACGAATACTTAGAGCAATGGAAAACGAACAGCAGCTTTCGTCAAAAGGTTAAAGACTTTTTTGCCGGGTTTGATGCACTACCATCTATAAAGAAGAAAGCTGCTATTGTTGCTTTAGGTATATTAGGGGCCGCCGGGACTGATTTTGCAGGTGAGCATGCGTCCCAAGCACAAGCAAGAGAGATAGCCTCTGAGTTGCGCGCAGACGCTCAGGATGCCAGAGAAAAGTATTTTGGCACTGCAGCCGACTGGTCACACTTTAGAGACGCCGCCACAGCAGAGGGTGCTTCACCAATCGCCCCAGAGGACGACGAGGGAATTCAACAGGCCAAGGCCAAATTTATGCGAATGGGTGTGGACCAAGCACCAATCATTGGCGATGTGGGCTTGGGAATGAGTACAGGCGAACAACAGTTTTATTATACACCAGCGGACCAGATTCCTGATGATGAGCAGATGCCGTTTGTGGGCATGAGCAAGGCTGATTGGGAGTCTACCATTCGCCGGTGGCTTACTGAGCCCGATGGCCGCGATAGGCTTGAAAAATTTATAGGCACTCAGGGTCGCGGCCAGTCTATATTCTGGGCATATGGTCCCAGAGAAAAGTTGTTTTACCATGCTGCAGATGAAGCCCCCGAAGGACAGCGAGGCATGTGGCTTCCACCAGAATGGTCAGTAGCCTATGATGTAGTTCAGAAGAACAAAGCCAGAGCAGGGAATCAACCCTCTCCCGAGGATGAAATAGGGATCCCGCTGGGTACAGATAGCTGGCTGCAAGAAAATTTAAGAAAGTACTTGCATTCTCTGGCCACTGTGTTATAATAATATTATGAGCATCAGGAGGGCAACAATGTTCGTACTTAATCTTATGGTGGACGCGGCACTACTCATCGTGTCATACTACGGAACACTGTTTTTACTACAATCGATTTAAATTAAAAACTTGACAGCCTTTATTAGTATTGCTATAATACTTTTAAAGGCTTTATCTTTAAGGAGGATGCGTGAAGTTTGCACATATAGCAGATACTCATATTAAAAATCTGAAGTATCACTATGAATATAACATTATTTTTGAGCAGTTGTATGAGACACTGCGAGAACAAGAGGTGGACTATATTGTCCACTGCGGGGACATAGCCCACACAAAGACACAAATCTCACCGGAATTTGTTGAGATGTGTTCACAATTCTTTAAGAATTTGGCAGAGATTGCACCGACATATATTATTTTGGGTAATCACGATGGCAACTTGAAGAACAGTAGTCGTCAAGATGCTTTGACACCAATTGTCGAAGCGCTTGATTTGGACGATCTGCATCTTCTTAAGGAGTCAGGAGAAACACATATTGATGATGATTTCTGCCTGAATGTGCTTTCGGTATTTGATCGAGACAACTGGATTAAGCCGACTAACACAGACAAGATTAATATCGCCCTGTATCACGGATCGATTAGTCGCTGCAAGACAGACACCAATTGGACAATGACACATGGCGAAGATGAGCTTAGTATTTTTAATGACTTTGATTTCTCTATGTTGGGAGACATTCACCGCCGTCAATTCTTGGATGAGGATGGCCGCGTTTGGTACGCGGGTTCTACTGTTCAGCAGAATCATGGCGAGACTAACGACAAGGGTATTCTGATTTGGGATATTAAATCTAAGGACGATTGGGAGATCGAACCCGTTGTCTTGAAGAATCCGCGACCCTTCTTTACGATTCCGCTGACGCTAACGGGCCGCATGCCACGCAACATTGACGTGCCAGAGAACGCACGCTTGCGTCTTGTTAGCACAAACAATCTTCCGCTTGATTCTATGCGGCGTGCTATGGATATTGCTAAGCACCGCTTTAAGCCTGAAAGTATCTCGTTTTTGAATAGAGCAGCAGGCGAGCGCGGCAATGTTGAAGATATTACCGACACACTGCAGACGGAAAACCTTCGAGATATCAATATTCAAGAAGAATTGATTGATGAATATCTGTCAGACTTTCAAGTGGATCCGGATACGCTAGAAACTGTGTATGAACTCAACCGTAAATACAATAAAATTGTTGAGGACAATGAAGAAATTTCTAGAAATGTTAACTGGAAAATAAAGAATTTTAAGTGGGACAACTTATTTAACTATGGAGAGGATAACTCAATTGATTTTCACAGCATGTCAGGGATTGTTGGAATCTTTGGAAAGAACTTTTCTGGGAAGAGTTCTATTATCGATGCTGCGCTTTACACTCTCTTTAACACAACCTCCAAAAACGAACGAAAAAACCTTAACGTCATCAATCAAAATAAGGACTTCGGAAGAGGAGAGTTAGAGATCCAAGTTGGAACAAGGCGCTACACGATTACCAGAGCTTCTGAGAAATATATCAAGCGCCTCAAGGGAGAGGAAACCCAAGAGGCTAAGACCGATCTGAACTTCGAAGTATATGATGAGGTCACCGGCGAGACAACTTCGCTCAACGGCACCACGCGCAATCAGACCGATGCAAATATTCGCAAGCACTTCGGGACTATAGAAGATTTTTCTGTGTCCTCTCTGGCGTCGCAGCACGGAGCATTCTCATTTGTTGATGAGGGCTCGACTCGTCGCAAGGAGATTATCGCTAAGTTCTTGGACTTGGAGGTGTTTGATAAGAAGTTTAGATTAGCAAAGGAAGATTCTGTCGACACCAAGGTTCTACTAAGAAAGAACGAGGACCGCGAGTTTGATGCAGAAATCGAAGAAGTGCTCGCCGATCTTACTGCGGCAAGAAAAAAGTCAGAACGAAACCAAGCTACCTGCGCTCAGTTGACCGAAGCGATTGATGCTAGGAATATTGAGCTTGACTCGTTGAGCATGCAGATAAACTCTATTCCTGCAGAGTTCATTGATATCTCTGTTGCAACACAGAGCCGGCATAACAAACAACGAGATTTGAAATTGTTGACCGAGGAGATTGCTCAGCAGGATATTGATATTGATAAGAAGCAGGCGAAGTATGACAAGTCGTATG